TTCGCGATATTCGTCGAGTGCTCCGGATCGAGCGGGTGATAACGCTCGGCGCGCGCGTAGGGTCGCCCGGTGCTTTCCATGTACTGCTTGGCGACATCATGAACCGAGGCGATCGGCCCTGGCACATAATGATCCTCCCCTACGATTGTCGTTGGGGTGGGGAGTCCTTCGAGGGGCTTGATGGTTCCGGCTGTCCGCGTTGCCGCTGCCTGTGCTTCCTCCAGGCTTCGTCCTCTTCCCGTTGCTCCTGTTCCTCCTCCGGCGTTTGCTGCTTCGGCATTTTGCGCTCCATGAGATGCGAGATAGTCGTTGTAGGCTTGCGGGCCTGCCTCAGGGCCCAATTCCGCGTGAAAGGCCTCCTGCAGCGCCGGGCTGTGCGCCGGGTGCTCGATCGCGCGCACCGGACCCGAGCCCAGCACAGCTTCTGCGCCCCTCACCGGCACGCCGGCAATAGCACCGGTGCCCATCGTGGCAAGTGCCGTCTCCAGCGCGGGGCCGGTGGATGCCAGCTCCGTGCGATTAGGTGCGCCGATATTCTGAACATCCTGCGCTGAAGCCTCGATCGCGCGCTTCGGTAGCGTGGCCATGCCGATCGCTGCCTGCGCTGGCGCTTGAATGACCGCACGCGTGAGACGGTTCGGAAATGCCTCACGCTCGGTGCGCGCGGAATCAGGCACGCCGATCGGCAGGCCGGTCATAGGATCGTATTCGACGCCATCGAGAGAGCCGAACATCAAGTATCCCCCGCCTGTTGCACATCCGGTTGGAGACCCCTGCTATAAGTCCAAGTCGCGCCGAATGGAAATCGCAGCCGGCCGCGGGCGTAGCGCGCTTCACACAGCAGAGGGCAATATCCACGCGCGTTCACCTGGCTCTCGGTCGTATAGGAGACGTCATCCTGGGCTGTTTGTCGAAAACCGATTGAGCCCATGACGGTCTTGCAATTGGTGATCGGGATTACGCCTTCGCCGATGAAAATCATGTCGCCTTGCGAATCCTGTTCCTCGGTTTCCAAGATGGCTTCCAGATTCGGTCCCGTGAAGAAGCCGGCTTGATGCGCCGAACTCATGGCTGATAATTGCGCCTGCGCTGCATTCGAGATGCTATCGAGCGAGAAGTTCAGCGCATCGAGCGAGCCACCGATCTGGCCGCCGGAGACCCACGCGTGCGTGAACGGTAAATTGATGTCGAGATGCGTTGCATCGACGATATTGATCTGCGCGGCCAGCCAAGTGCCGTTCGCTTCGACGGTGCCGACGATGCCTTGAACCACGATGAAATTCTGGCCTGCAATTTGGAAATTGGCGTTCGAAACAGCATTCAGCGTCAGCCGCACCTTGCCAGCGCCGAAAGCTCCGCCTGCGGTCGCGGCAGCCCCGAGCACATTGAGAGGCGTCGGCGCAATCGCATCCAGATTTTCGAGCGTCAGGCCAGGCTTCGCCAATGAAGCAAGATATTCGATTGTTTGCCCGGTGATGAGACCCCACGAGCCATTGCTGCCGATGGTCCAATCGTAGACCAAAATCTTATCGATCAAGCCAGCCGAACCGCTCTGCGATTTGTAGCCGAAATAGACGCGCGTCTGTGTCGGGTCCGAAGCACCGATCACCAGCTGCAAACTGGAGGTATCGACATCGCTCTTGAAAAAATCATCGACACGACCTTTGCCGATCTCCACCGGCACGCCGCCAGGGTCGATCTTCTTGAAGCCTTGAGGCGACATAAAGAAAATGCGCGAGCCAGCGTTGATGACCGAGTAGCGCGCATAGATGCCGTCATCCTGCGCGATGCGGACGATCTGGAAGACAGTCGACGACCCAGGCGCATAGATCAAGCTGCGGATCGCGCTGTCCTGGAAGATAATGCCGTTCGAATCGCCACCAGCCACCGAATGACACGAGCCGCCGTCGGATAGGTCCTGGAAATCGGATAACCCGATGCCAGCGGTCCAGGTCGTGATGACGCCAAGATCGCTCCATTGCGCGCGCCGCGGATTCGACAGCAGATCGGTCAATACCAGGAAGAAATTGACGACCGCCACGGAGCCGGCATTCGGCGGCGAACCTCCTAGATCAGCAAAGAGCGTGGAGCTGCCGAGCGTGTAGGCTTGCGGTGGCGTGTTGACCTGTACGGCGATCACGGTGTCGTTGAATTGGGCAAATTGCCACTGCGCGGTGGTGATCACCGGCGAATATGGGACGCTCCCTTTCGAGACGTTGGTCCAGGTAAAATCGATGTTGTTGAGGAGAAATAGATCGGTGTCGGTGCCGGCAAAGACCGCAATCGAACCGTCGGACCTACGCGCGAAGAAATAACCGCGGCAGGTTTTGCCGAGCGCCTTCGTAAATGAGACGAGAGCCTGGAACGGGCCATAGCCATCGAGCCGCGGCAGTGCATTCCGGATCAGCGACGAGACACCGGTGCTGAGCGAGGAGATGTCTGGAGCAAACTGGGGGAATTTGATCATCGGGAGCGACATGCAGCACCCTCAGAATGGCATTGCTTGAATGCGCCCCAGAGATTTCTTCTTCGTCGTGATGTCCTTCAGATCACTCCAGGCTCGGAAGGTCGCTCCAGGATGGCCGCCGGGACCGCCATCGACATCAGGGGACATCGCGGTTGCCATCTTGTCGTTGCGGGTGACATGGGTGGCAAGCTCAAACTTGGCCCGACAGCGGATCAGCATCTCCGCATCATTCATCCAAGGATTGTTGGTCTCGACATCGCTGACGGGAGCGGCGGTGACGAGATGGCCGAACATCGAGATCGGATAGACCTGATCAGGCACTGGCGAGAGGGCAATCGTCTGGCCGGCATAGCAATAGATGTCCGGAGGGCCGGCGATCAGCCCGAGTTGGTTGGCCTGCTGGACTTCGAGCACCGAGCGACGAGTGATGGTAAAGGTCGTACCGCCCTGCACATAGGTCAGGAAGTCGATATGAAGACCGCTTTTGATGTCGCCACTGTCGGCGAAGCCGTAGGTGGCACGGCCAATCACCGTATTCCAGGTCGGCTCAGTCAGTAGCGTCGGTTCGTTGAAATAGAAACGATCGCCCTGATACATCTCGATCGCGTCAGTAATCGCGTTGGCGATCTGAACGGCCAAATCGTTGCGCACGATTTCCAGCGCGATCCGCGCTTTCATATCTCCCAGCGTGCTCATCGGTCACTCAGTTCGGGTTGCCGCCCTTGATGACGACGAAATAGATTTTGATAGCCGTGCTAAGAGCCGCGGCAGTGCTAACATTGGCGATATTGAAGACAATCTGTCCAGCGGTGACATCGGCACTCGCACAAACCGGAGCACCGGCTGAACCGTTCCTGTCGACCGTGCATTGGACAATATCGCCAACAGCAACACGATTGTTCGTCAACGTGATCGTCTGTTGCGTGGAAGCAGCGGTGGACAACGCCGCCGTCGTGATGATGCCAGAACCATTGTTGATGGTCGGAGTGTTCGAACCGACTTGCGAGCCCTGGCCCAGTTGCAGCTGGCCAAACGAGGCCTGCTCATCCTGCTTCTCAGACCAGGTGCCGGTGATGACGGCGAGAGCAACGCCGCCAGACATGAGGACCGCAGCCGCGGCCGCTAGAAAACGCTTAAGCATGGTTATACCTCGATAGTCGGATCGAATCCGTTCCACTTTGGAAGCTCGATCGCGTCCGGGAAATCGATCAGAAGGTTGGCCTCCGCTGCGGAGGTGTGCGTCGCGTCGATAAGAAGAGACCCCGTCTTAAATTCGATCGGGTTGCAGCACCCTCTGCTGAATGCCGAAATCACTCCGATGAGACCGCTCGTCCAATCAACACCAGAAGCCGGGGCGCGTTGATAGAACACGTCAGCTCCGTTCGGACACAGCTTGTTCACCATGATCTTGAAGTTCGGATAAGGATCATAGTTCGTGCTGGCATCAGAGAATTTGAGCAGCATGGCCGTCTCCGTTGATGAAAGGGGCGGCATTCGCCGCCCCTAACTCAGGTCAGTGATCCGGGAAACCACCCTCGAACTCCAGGATGATCTCACCAACACCAGTGGTCGGCGTGGTGGCCGTATATTTCAGGAAGACCGGGGTATCGCCGGCTTGCGTCAGGGACCGACCGAACTTGCCAACAGCGGCAACAGCGGTGGGACCCGGAGGCGTCGGCGAGTAGATATTCGGCGTGGCGTAAACATGATCGCCGGTCGCGCGAATGTTGTTGAAGGCAGCACCGACGGTGCCGACGGTGATCGTCGGGGTGCCATCGAACGCGGTCACGATCTCGAAAAGATTGGTGATAATGAACGCATTCTGCGGCAAGACGCCGATCTGAAGACCGGGGGTAAGCGACCCCAAATCCGCAAAGGTGAACCTCCACCGCAGCGTATTCGAGACGTTCCTCGGGTCTTGGCGGGCCGTGGAGCCGGGAATATTCGTGGTCATATCTGGCCCTCCTTAGGTGTGGGCCACAGCATAGGTCGAAACCACGACCGTGCCGTAATCCACAGCGTTGTACCTGGTCTTCTTGATCCCGTGGATCGTCCAAGCCGAGACCTCAAGCCTGCGCTTGTGGTCAAACAGCTCTTCGTTCCACCGGTACTTGTCCTTGCCGCCGCCCTTGCCGAAGGCGATCATCGCAGCCTGACCGCCGAGCAGTACGGAGCGGAACGCCGTCGCGACCACGACGCCACCGGCGGAGATGCCGTTGGCAACGTCGAAGGACTGACGGAGGATCACGCCATTGTACTCGCCGATCGCGCCCGAGTAGATCGGGTTGCGGGTGATGTTGCCGCCCTGCATCGCAGCCTTCGTGATGTCCAGCCACTGGCCGGTCGAAGTGGAGGTGCGCAGGTCGGTGACCTGGTACGGATGCATATACATCACATACTTGTCGGTCAGCGTCGCATTGTAATCGCGTCGGCCGCCATCGGTCCTGCCGCCGTTGATCGCAACGGGGCGGATTTTCGGGGTCGCCGTGATCGCCAGTTCCTTCGCCTTGTCGATCAGGTTGATCGTGAAGGTGTCGGTGGTCAGCAGCAAGTCGTCAGATGCGCGCTGGCCTTGGCGGATGATGCGGGAGGCGGACGGCGCCGTAATGGCGTTCAAGCCGCTGAAGCGCAAGTCCGTCGCCAGCGTATTACCGCAAACCTGGTTGAAGAAGGCGACCGAGAACCGCTTGGCATACCAATCGGCCAGGCCGTCGCGGGCTTCCTCGCGCAGGTTGAAGGGGACGCGCTGGGCGTCGATGGTGTTGTTGCTCTTCACGCCGACGACATGACCAAGCTCGTTGATCAGAAGCGCGTCGGAGTAGATGGTTAGCGACTCGCCGTTGCCTTCCGCGAGCTGGTTCTCGGTGAAGGCGGGGCCGTTCAGTTGCATCCGGAGGCCGTACGTGACCTGGTCACCGCTGCTTTTCGACGTCTCCGTCTTGCGATGGATGATCGCGTTCGGGCCATCGCCGATCAGCGGACCAATGTCCGTGTACTTCAGCGCCTCATTGTCAAGCATCTTCGACCACAGCTTGATGGCAAGCGCGTCGTTGACGGGAAAGGAAGTAGTGCCCATAGCACACACCCCACGTTTTTAACGTTTCAGGGATGCGCGATTTATCGTTCGTCGCTACGCGGAGCCCATTGATATCGGTGCGGGGCGCGACACCGGGAGCGCTTGACCGAGGCTCCCCTCGAACAGAGCCCCAAGATCACCGGGGGCTCCCGAACAGTCCGACACTTGCCGCAGTCGGTCGCAATCACCGACCCATCAGGTCCATCATCTCTTCACGAGTGAGGCTATTGACCAGGTCGTTAAATTTCTCCTCTGGCATATCCGCCAAAATCTCCGGAGTCAATTGCGGCGGAACCGGGCCACCGCCAACATTAGAAAGCGATTGAGCCGCTTCGGTTCCCCTTTTGATGTTCTCAATCTCCGTTTTGACGTTCACCGGCGCTTGCTGTTGCTGGGCCGGAGAAGGCGCGCCAGAGCCGCTCGGCTGGCGAGCAGCAGGCTTGGCGTCCAGCGCGTTCGGGTCCTTGGGCGGCTCCGTAGCCCCAGGAGCTGGGTGCGCAGCGCCATTGGCTCCATTCGCTGCCCCGTTGGCCGCCGGTTTCGGCGCCGCCGGCACGAAACCGCGGCCCTTGGCCATGTTGTAGATGCGCTCGGCCGGAGATTCTCCGTCCTCGATCGCACCGCGAACCAGGCCTTTCTCCTCGCGGACGATTTGCTGGTCGCGGGCCTTCTTGTCCTTGACGCCGGCGATCAGGAGTTCGGCGTCGCGCTGGCGAACCAGGAACACATAGGCTTCAGCGAACGTCGGTTCGAGTTGGGCAAACCGACCAGCATCCTGGTGGTAGGTCGTGGCCAGCTCTTGTTCGGCCGCACTTTCTTTGCCGGCGGTTTCGAAGGCTTCGATCCGCTCCTGCGCCTTGTTGAGCTGCCGCTCCTGCCACTGGACATAGGCAAAGATATCTGTTTCCGGATCGGGCCGCGGGTCCGGCTGTTCCTGGGTTTGCTGCTGGCCGCCGGGCGTGGTGAGCGCTTCATTGATGATCTGCAGCCGCTCCTCGATCTTGGCGTTGCGCAAATCGGCATCGCGCTGAGAGGTACGGAGCTTGTCCAGCTCGGCTTCGCGCTCGTCATACTGCTTCTTCAACCGATCAAATTTGTGGATCGAGACACGCTTTTGAGGCTTGCCGGTTTGCGGGTTCGGGACCTCGATATCCGGATCAGGATCGTTCGGGTCCTCCTGCGGCGGCGCTTGCGCCAGCTTCGGGTCAACCTGCTGCTCCGGCGGCGCTTGCGGATCGGGAGGGCCAGGCGGCAGCGTCTCCGGGATGTCATTTCCGGATCGCATCGCTTCGAACTGCGCTTGCTCTAGCGCAGACATCCCCTCATCGCTCTCAACTTGGGAGAAATCGTTGTCAGGCGACATTGGTCATGTCCTTTTTCTCGTGGGCTTTGATTGCTTCGGCGACACGGTCCCACGTTGCCATGTCAATTAGGCCCTGCGCTAGGATGCCATGCTCAAGACTGAAGAGCATTACTTCCCCGAGCGGGGGTTTCTCGTCAGGCGACGAGATCATGATCGAGTAACCAGCAAAATCAACAGTCGCAATCTCTTTGTCGATCTGGCGTCGACCTGTGATTTTTTCAGCCTTTTCGGCCGGACGCAAGGTGACGTCGTCCCAGGTGAATGTTCCCCTCAGGTAGGTGTTGAAGAAATCGATGATCTGCCGCGTCAAAATGGCACGCGGGTGAGATAGGTGGGTCATACCTTCTCCCGCTCGCCGGTGGTCGCATTGGTGATGTAGAGATCGCCCTTGCGGTCCAGCTCAATCACGCCGCCGAAATATCTCTCGAACGGAGTAAAATCAGGCAGTGCGAAGGTTCGATCTTCGACCGATCCGCCATAATGACGCATCATCTCCACAGGCAAGCCGTCGAACCGATTGATCTCCAGGCGGCCGGCTTCAATCAGGTCGAAGAGTTGGCGGTCTTCATCTTCATGGACCAGGTGCCCATCACAGCGCACATACTCCTCGAACTTGAGCGGCACACCGCGCAAGTCCATCAGGCTGGAAGCCCGCACGATAGACGGCGTGACGAGGACAACCGCTCCAGCACTGATCAAAAACGATCGGCGAGTGGGCATAAAACTAGCGTCTGTGACGATTTCTGGTTTGTTCAGACCTATTAGAGCCACATCTCACTTCGCTTTCCCCGGCGTGGGAGGCCGGTTCAGTGCTTCATCGGTTTGCACGGGCTGGACAGCGTCTACGACGGCCCCAATGCGGTCGCGGTGCGCCTTGGCGTGGTCGGCGTGAGCCTTGGCCAGCGTGCCAATGACGTTCGCATGGGCCTCCATGGTGTCGTTGGCCAGCTGGCCCTGGTCAATCGCATGCTGCTGGTCGGTGGCGCGCTGGTCCTGCGCCAGGCCCGTCAGCTTGGCATGATTGTCGAGCACCTGGCCCTGCGTCTTCGCGTGCTGGGTCGCGGACTCGGCTTCTGCCTTTCTCGCCGCTGCGGCGCCTGCCATCGCATCGAGGTGGAATTTGAGTTTGTCGAACTCGCCCTTCTGCAGCAGGTTCTGCGCCATCGCGAGATCGTAGCTCGCGGTGGCCTGCGTCGCCCCGGCCTTAGCGTTGTTCATTTCGGCGGTGGACTGATCCTTGTTGATCTCCGCCACCAATTTCTGGACGCTCAAGTCCTGAAGCTGCTGCTTGATCGCCTGCTGCTTCGGATCATTCGCGCTCTGGTTCACCAGCTGCTTCACAAGTTCGACCAGCTGCGTCGGCAGCGGCGAGTATTCGAGGATCGCGGCGAAGAGCTGCGGGTTCTGCGAAAGCTGGTCCTTGAACAGCGCGATCATCGGCGCGATCACAGCCCAGTTGGCTTCCTTCTGGTTCGGCGAAGTCGGCGCGTCGTCGATGATGACGTCGTAGCGGCCGAACGTCTTATCGCGCAGCAGTGGAATCGCTTTCACCGCCATCGGCCCGGCCACGCGGATCAGACGCCCATCCGAGAAATAGTTCTGGATGTAGTAGAGGCGGACGTGGCCGACGTTCTTCCGGAAGCGGCGCAAACTGTCGAACAGCGTCGCGAGCACCGTCATGCCGGCCTGCTTGCGCTGGGCCTCCAGCACGCCAGGCTGGTTCTCATCCTTCAGCCCGAGGAGTTCCAAATTGATGCCGGTGCAATCGCGGATCGCGCTGATGGCGAAGGTCATCAATTGAACGTGACCTTCGGTAAAGCCGGCACCTGGCTTCGGCATGATCTTCGGCCGCTGACCACCGATCGCGCCCGCTGCCGCCCACACGATCGTATCAGGCTGAGCCCACTTCTCCTCGGCATCATTGATGTCGTCGAAAGCGTCGGTCTCAGCGACGATGCCACCCTTGGCCGTGGTGTTGAGGATGTGCAGCGTTTGCGACAGCCACTTGTTGGCCCACATTTGCGGGTCGCGCATCACCTTGATCAGGCCGAACCAAGTGCCCTTGTCGCGGTCAAGCTCGCCCGTAATGCACTGCCAGATGAAGCGGTTCTTGCATGGCGCGGCGCCGGACTGCAGCAGCACGTTGCCCAGGAAGGCCTGCTGATAGACTTTACGCGTCATCCTGGCCGCGGTCACCGGAATGCCGATTTGCGTCATGCGGCTGCGGAAGCGCTCGTACTGTTCCTCGGTCAGCTCGGCCTTGGAATTGGTCTGCTCGTCGGCGATCAGCCAATAGACCTCACGCTCAATCCACTGCATGTGGACGATCGTGACCTCGTTGCTGTCGTCGTAGGTATCGAAATTCTCCTCGCTATTTTCCTCGGAGCGGACGCGGCGCTCCTCCAGGCTCTTGACCTGGCCGTCGACCGAGATGCCACGGGCCCAGGTCGCGTCCAGCTCCTCCGCGGTGCGGCCCGG